GTTCTCTCGCGGCGAGAGTTGAACGAGCCGTGCAAGCTGTTCAATCTGGGCGATTGACTCAGCATCCTGCACGGTCGCGGCGTTGTCCACTGCTTCAATGTCACCATCGAGGCGGTCGATACCACGCCCGACGACATCGAGGAGCTTGAAGTTCCCCGAAACCTCATCGGATGGCATCCACGAGGGCAGAGACCGCACAAGCTCGTCGCCTGCATCGGACTGCTCGCCCGCCGATACCAGAATCTCGCCTTCACTCATATGGAATCACTGCGTTGTTGAACTGAAGTTCGCCCGCCGGGGTCGCTCTCGCGTGCGTTTGACCACCGCCGCACGGCGCGATTGCACCGTCGAACTGAAGCCGATACCACTCTCCGGGGACTAATCCAGTAACGCGGATGTCGGTCGTTCCGTTTGGCTGTCTGCTCTTGATGCCGAACAGAAGGACTGTTGCACCGCTTCGTGTTGTTACTGAAGACTCAACGAAGTGGCTTCCTGAAATGTCCAGCGAGAGGTCAGCCGTGGCGTTGAGGTACAAGTCGTCGTAGTACGACCACCCGTCTTCAACACCGACCCGTGTGAGAGATGTTGCCTTGCCGACCATCGTCACCGTGCCACCGTTCGAGCAGTCGAAGGCGACGTTAGCGCCGAGGTTCATTCGATTTTTTGAATAGCACAGCTTGCTTCGGTGAGGTCGTGTTCAGTATCCCCACCGCCAGGATTCACGCGGACTTCAATGGTGTCTCCGGCGTTGAGACTGTGCATCGAGTGGTTTGAGAGGTTGTTTCTGTCTTCAGTGTCATTATTCTCAATGTAACAACGCGAGCCAGTATGGCTGAAGTTGTCTGTGCCGTTAATGCGAACTGTGGCGTTTATGGTAGTTCCGCTGTAGCCCACCGTCTGATGAAAGCCACAGCTGTAGTCAACCGAGTACACCCCGGCTTCATTGACCTCAATGGTGTTGCTATCGATTATCGTGAAATCGCCGCTGTTGACTTCGATAGTCTCCCAACAGTTAGCGAGCGCGCCACCGTTTACACCGCTCACAGTGTTCGATTGATAGCCGTTGATGTAGATCTTATCACGACCCACTTCGTTGCCACCAACTGTAGCGGTTCCAGACACGTTGAGGTCGCCGCTGACATCGAGGGCTGAAGACGCGTTGAGGTCGCCGCTGACATCGAGGGCTGAAGACACGTTGAGGTCGCCGCTGACATCGAGGGCTGAAGACGGTGAAGTCAGGCCACCAACTGTAGCGGTTCCAGACGCGTTGAAATCGCCGCTGACATCGAGGGCTGAAGACGGTGAAGTCTGGCCACCGATGCCGACTTTTGTGCCGAGAATCGTCAGCGCGGTTTCTTGGCTGGTTTCTTCACGCTGAAAGTGAAGTGGGCTGTCAGTCTTGTCGGTATCATATTTGAGCTGAACTGCTGACGAAAGCTCCACGTTGCCTTCGAGAAGATTGTTTTCTTTCCTCGCGTGTTCAAGAGACGTATTGTGGGGGTTAGCTCGTGAAGCGTGGGCGTCCATCTCCACTTGCTCCACGGGGTCGAAGTTCAGGTCAGCTTTCCCCGGCGGGTTGCCGTCGTGAAAGATGGCCTGCATGGCGATAGTCGGCGGAACCTCGAAGTTCCAACTGCCTGTTACAGCTTCATCTTCGGCCAGCGTAGCGAGTTCACTCGCTGTGTAGCCGCCGACGTTCTGGGCGTTCTCGCCCGATGCGCGCCACGTCTCCTCGTCGTTATCCCAAATGTAGAAGCCCGGCTTCGTGGTCTGAGACTCATCGGCGAGCGTGATAGCAGACGACCCGTCGTGGTTGAACATCCGCCCGTGGTCGTTGGACGTGGGCGACATTGCGCTGAGGTCTTTTTCGGCGATTTTCAGCCCGCTGTCATTAAGTTCTGTTTGAGACATTAGTTCACCTCAATAGAGCCGTTGGTCGCACTGCCGAGCGCGACTTCAGTGTTCGAGATAGCGATGTTAGATTCGCCAGTGGGGTTCGGGTCAGTGCCGATGTAGAGTTCATCTACGTCGTACACGCCGGTAACTGTGCGAATCTGGAACTCGATTTCACCGTACACCAAGTCTTCGCCGACGCCGAGGCCGGTGATTTCGGCTCCGGTTGAGGAGATGCCACCGATGTAGTCCACGATGGCGTCTCGCACGTCAGTCGCCCCCGCGTAGTCTTCCGTCGTGGAGAGCGTGCAGGAGACGTAGATTTGCGTCTCGGTGGGCCGCGAGAAGTTGATGTCGTGGGTCTGTCCGTTCGGGAGATTGCCGGTCGCTGTAGTGAGCGTGCCGATGTTCCCACCAAATGATGTGTCGCCCACGGCTTTCGTTTCGAGAATCGCTTGGGCGATTTCTTGGTCGTTGCCCCCGGCGATAGTTAGCTCGAAGCCGTCGTCCTCGCCGAGTGCGTCGTAAATTTCGATGGCTACGGACGTGGCCTCATCGAGTGACTGCACCGCGTTGATGATAGCCGGGGCAGAGGCCTTCGACCCTTCGGCGAGTTCTTCTTTCGCACGGGTTCGCAAGTCCTCGTCGTTCTCGCGGTTTGTGCCACCGCCAGTGTCGGCGGTATTCGTCACGTCGCTCAGACCCGTTGGCGGGTCCGGCATGACCGTTAGGGTGTTGGGGCCGATGTTGTACTCGGCTCCACCCTCCGCGGCCTCTACGGGCGCGTCAACGGTGAGGTCGCCCTCTGTGAGCGTGACGCCTTTCGTAGTCTCGAACCTCAGCGGTTCACTCGAATCCGTCTGGACGGTTGTTCCGCTTTTAATGGCGTAATCGGTGTCGCCTGCGACACTCCGTGAGAACGTCACCACGCCCGTAGCGCGCTTGGCAAACTCGCGTCGGAGTCCGATGAGGGCGCACAGCATGTCGAGAGCCATTCCCTCGGCGTTGTCAATCTGCGAGGATTCAAGGACGAGACCGATGTCCTGTTGGGCTTCAGCCAGCCGCCGTGCAATGGGGCGGTAGAAGGTCCGAATAATGGCCTGCTCGCCATCGTTCAGGTCTTCGCCGAAGTATTCCTTTGCATCGGCAACCATCGCGTTGAGGATTTCTTCCTCGGACTGAGAGTCGAACTCCCCGTCTACGATAGTCACGTCTCCACCTCGGTCGTGAACTCACCATCGGCGGTGAGGTAGACCACTTCAACGACGTAGGTGTCAGCGTGGTCCTGCTTGCGGTAGATGTCGATTCTGTTGATGTTCTCGATTTCGTCGTGTCTGCCTGCGACCCGCGTGACCTGAAGCCGGAGCTTCTGCTTGATGGTGTCGGGGTCGTAGTCGGAGAGAACGTTCTGCATATAGTCGGTGAGCATGATGACTACCGACTGCTCGAACGCTTCCCGACCCTCGACCTTCGCAAGGTCATTACGGTGGTCCAGAAAGACAGAGAAGTCACTGCTGAGGGCGATGTCTTGTCCCATGTATGAAGTGAGTGCGTTATTCGGTGTGCGTTACTGCTGACTGGCCGCCACTGCCTGTGATGGACGCCGTGCCACCACTGCGGGGGTCAGTCGTACTGTCGCCTGCACGCATAACCGACTGACCGTTGACCGTGAGGTCGTGGCTCTGGTCGGGCGTGAGTTCGTGGCTTGAGAAAGACTTACACACGGGTGGGTCTCCGCCGTAAGAGTGTGCGTGACTTCCGAAGCTCATCGAGTCGCCGTGCGTGGCAACCGGAGTGCCGTTAATCGTGACGCTAGTATCTCCATCAGAATCCTGAAGCGCGCCCGAAGCGACCGTCCCACATTCGCCGGGGTGGCCGCCCGCTTCACAGGGAGCGCCGAGTAGTGCGAGTAAAGGCATCAGTTACCACTCGTGTCGAAGTCGATGGTGTTGCCGGAAAGTTGCAGATGATTCGCGGCGTTGATGGTCACATCGCCTGAGGCACTGAGTTCTACGTCGTAGGTGCCTTCGTCTGTCTTCGTGAACGTGAGTTTCGTCTCCTCGTCCAGTTGGATTGCGACATCACCTTCGGCGAGGTCATCGGGTTGAGACCCTTCTGGGGTCCGAGCGATAACATCGGTGATGAACCGCTTGCCGTCGCTGAGTGAAACCATCGAGACGCGCTGTCCGATGGCTGGAACTACAGAGAGTGCGGCGAACGGCTTCAGCATCGGAACGTTCCGATACTCGGTGTCAATTCGGACGGCCTGCACGTCGCAGAGGACCACCCCTTGTTCGTAACTCGTCGTGGTGATGATGCCGTGTTCCATAACTATGAAAGGTAGCGGGTTTATATACGGAGGGTGTGAGAACCCTCCACACAGCCGCTAAAAGTTCTCGATTCGGAAGCGTTCGTGAAGCGCGGGGTTCCGACCATCAGGCCACACGTCTTCTTCATCGAGATATTCTTCGGTGCGGGGCGAGAAGTAGCGCACGTATTTCTCAACGTCGTTGTCGGGGAACATGGCTACATCAGCCGTTACAGTCCAGTAGCCGCCCGATACGTTGTGCGTGACACCTGTGACCATGTAGATTTCATTGTGAATAAACTGTCCACAGCCGATGTCTTCAGGCTCGTTGCCCATTCGCCCCGATGTCGCATCTACTACTCCGTCGAAGTGCTTGTCTTCGGGAACAAGATGAAGCGCGTCGCCAACGGTTAGCGCGCGCATCGGACTCACTTGGTCGCCGGAGAGCGATGGGATGAGTTCGACCGACCCAGAGTGTTGCTTTTTCATCTCCTCGTAGAGATAGGTTTGTGCAACATGGGGCAGGGCGTCTCGCTTCGCGTTACTGTCGCTGATTTCGAGTAGCTGTCCGTACTCCGGGTCCACGTCGGGGAAGTAGGCCACGCCTTCAGCACGCACGTCAGCCGCGCCGCCGTTGGCTTCGTCTTCAGAGACGCCAGCGAAACCGAACCACGAGATGACTTCCTCCACAGCGTCTTCACCGCCGCCAATGCCGGGTTCGTCGTACCAACTACCCTGCACGACGACGCCGAAGATAGGGTCTCGTGGGTGCTTAATCTGCACCGCATCGTCGCGGTAGCGCCAGACGCGGTCGTCATCGGATGCCGCAACGTGAAACATCGAGACGTTTTCAGGCATCCCGACCCAAAGCGTGTAGTCGCTGTCAACCCACGTCTGCATCTGAAAGCGGTCGTTTAGTTCCCAGATGGCTTGAGCCGGTGAGATTTTGTTAAAGTCCAGTGCGTAGTAGGATTCGAGAAGATCTTCGATGATCTCTGGCTCGTAGGCCTTCCTTCCGTAGTTCCCGGGGCCTTCTAAGGGGAAGGTCGTCGGCGCTCTTGCCGCTTTACCGGTGAGCGTGGTAATGACTTCTTGCCCGGATGGCAGTTCATCGGGAACCATGAACTTGATGTCCCTGATGAGGTTCTTGTCGCGTTTTGAGAACACGTGTTCGTAAGCGTCTCGAAGCGTTACACGGTCCCAGTGTTTGTCCACGATGCCTGAGTCCAGCGACTCCTGCAAATCGTGGAGTTCCATGTACGCGCCGCGATTGCCGTAAGACACGTAGTCAGGCCGGAAGTGGAGCGCCCTCACCGGATGACCATTGAGGCAGACCTCCGCGGCCTGTGCGAAGCTGAGAGCGCCATCATCGTTGTTGGTCTCCGGCTTCATCATCTCGCCGATTTCAACGTCGAACTCGGCGCGGCAGAAGTCGAACTTCCTGTTCTCCATTTTGAGGGTCATTTCGTCGG